GCGCATCACCGCGCCGCGCGATCACCGCAGGCGCGCGTATTGACCGGCGAGGACCGTGGACATGAGAATTCTTGATGCTGGCGCTTCAGTTCCTTGGGCTATCGTGCCCGCGAAGCTGGAAGAGATGATCGATATCGCCGATCGGACCAGCGAAATCGCGCCCGAAACCTTGGCCGCCTACCGCGCCGAGCAAGCAGACCGGGGCGAGCGGCTGCAGATCCGCGGCGACGTCGGGGTTCTGAATGTTGAAGGGCCGCTATTCAAGAAGGCCAACCTCTTTACCGCGATGTCTGGCGCCACCTCATACGAGATGCTGCGCCGTGATCTGCAGGTGGCGATCGACGACCCATCTATTTCGGGGATCATGTTGTCGATTTCTTCGCCCGGTGGAGAGGCATTCGGTTGCGATGAGCTCGCCCAGGCGGTCTTCGCCGCACGGAAGACCAAGCCGATCCACGCTTACATCAGCGGTCAAGCATGTTCCGGCGGATACTGGATTGCTTCGGCAGCTTCCCGGGTGACTGTTTCAGACATCGCCATGTTGGGTTCGATCGGCGTCGTCATGGGCATGGAGAAGCGCACGAACGATGCCGCTCGCGGCATCGAGCGTTTTGAGTTTGTGTCGTCGCAGTCTCCCGGCAAGCGTCCGGATCCTTCTAGCGATGACGGCAAAGCACAGATCCAGAAGACCGTTGACGACATGGCCGCTGTATTTGTCGAAGCCGTGGCCAAGCACCGCGGCGTGAGTGTCGACGACGTCATCAAGAAATTCGGCGCCGGTGGCGTCGAGATCGGGGCAAACGCGGTTTCCGCAGGCATGGCCGACGCCGTCGGTCAGTTTGAGGACGCCTTGGCCGCCCTTTCCAAGCGCGACCGGAGTGGTCGTTCGCAGTCACGCTCCAACGGAGGTTTTTCCATGAGCACTACCAACAACGGACCGGCGACGACGAACGACGCCGAAGCCATCGCCCAGGCAGAGGCCAAGGCCCGCGCTGAAACCCAGACCCGCATCAAGGCAATTCTCGCCTCGGACGAAGGCAAGAAAAACCCGACCCTGGCCGAACATCTGGCCTACGACACCAGCATGGATGTCGCGGCCGCCAAGGCGATCATGATCGCCGCTGGCCCCGCTGCGCCCGCCGCCGGTGCATCCGCACCGAAGGACGCTCCCGAGACCTATGAGCAGCGTAAGGAACGCACCGGTGCCAGCGGCCTCGGCGCACCCGACACGCTCGACCAGGACAAGCCGGCTTCGGCGGGCTGGGGCAAAGCGGTCGCCCATGCCAACCGCGGCACCCACTAAGGGTCCGCAGGTTCAACCCCATTCATAACGGAGTAAGTTATGTCGACAGTTCTCACTGAAGGTCTTCGTCCGGGCGAGTTCATCATGAACGAAGACCCGGGTAACCGGAGCCGCGAAGCCGTGACTATCGCTGCGGAGCAGACGGTCACGCCCAACATGGTCCTTGGCAAGATCGCGGTTGCAGCCGGGGTGTTCGTCACTCAGGCATTTTCAGGCACTGGCAACGGCGTTCTCACCGTCGCTGACCCTGCCGTTTCCTCAAAGGTGAAAGACGGCGATTACACAGTCGTTTGCGTCACCGCCGCTTCGAATGGCGGCACGTTCCGGGTCGAAGACCCGAACGGCAAGAGCATCGGAAACGCCACCGTTGGGGCTGCTTTCGACAAGGAAATCAAGTTCACCATCGCCGATGGTGCGACTGACTTCGTTGTCGGAGACACCTTCACGATCTCGGTCGCTGCAGATGCCGAAGACTACCAGTACGTGCCGTTTGATCAGGATGGCACCGACGGATCTGAGGTTCCTGCCGGTATCGCCATCTACGGTGTAACGACTGGTGTCGGTGAAACGGCCGCAATCACTGCGATCGTCCGCGGCTGCCAGGCGAATGGCAACTGCATCGCCTGGCCGTCCGACATCACAGCGCCTGAGAAGGCGAATGCCAATCAGGCCCTCGAAGCGCTGGGCATCATCGTCCGGTACTAACTCGCATCGTCGGTAGCGCACGCTGCCATCTGTCTATCAGCCCGGCATCGCCGGGTTTTTTTATGGGAAACTGAAATGTCTGATATTCTCGACATCTTCGACGGCGATGCGTTCTCCGTCACCACAATGTCCGACGCTATGCGTGAGGTGAAATACGTACCAGGTTTCATCTCCAAGTCTGGCATCTTCCAGACCACCTCGATCGATACGCTGGACATCGCGATCGAAAAGGATGCGGCACAAAACATCTTCATCGTGCCGGCGTCGCCGCGCGGCTCACCGGGTAAGACCTTCGGGAAAAACCGTCGCACCATGCGCCGGCTCGCCGTGCCGCACTTCCAGGTCGATGACGCCATCCTTGCTGATGAAGTGCAGAGCATCCGGGCCTTTGGCACGGCCCGCGCTGTCGAAACCTTCCAGGGTCGCATTGCCCAGCGCGCAACCGATATTCGCCAGTCGTTCGCACTGACTGAGGAATATCACAAGCTCACCGTCGTCACCAAAGGGCAGTTGCTGGATGAAGACGGCTCCGTCCTTTACGACTATTTCGACGAAATGGGCGAGTCTCAGTCCAATCCCGTCGATTGGGATCTGGATGCAGCCAACCCTGCCGGTGGAGTGCTGCGGGAAAAGGCGACGGCCCTTAGCCGCGCGATGGGCTCAAGTCTTGATGGGCTGCCGTTCTCCGGGATCATGGCGCTGTGTGGTGATGATTTCTGGGACGCCCTGATCAAGCACAAGGAAGTCCGAGAGACGTATCAGGGCTACTCGGCCGCGGCCACCCTTCGCCAAGCCACCATCAACGTCGACAATTCGAGCGCCGCAACTGGTGCTTGGGGCATGTTCCCGCTGTTCGACATCAATTGGGTCAACTATCGCGGTGGCCTTGATGTCGGCATCGCGGATGACGAGGTCAAGTTTGTGCCGCTCGGCGTACCTGGCCTGTTCCGGTCAATCTTCGCTCCGGCAGACTATATCGAAACGGTCAACACCATGGGCCTCGAGATGTATGTCAAGCAGTACCGGATGCCCAACGACAAGGGCATCAACGTGGAATACCAGAACAACGTCATCCACTACTGCACCCGCCCGCGCGTCCTGATGCGCGGAACCCTGTCGTAAGCTTTAAGGGACCGCAATGCCAAGCATCTTCGCAGATCTCGAGCGCCTGGCTACTGGTGCCATTGATGATGTGTACGGGGAAACCGTGCGTGTCACCGGCATGAAGCCAGGCGCTGGTGACTACGGAGGCGAGGCCGAAGATGATGGCCGTCCGTCATTCGACGTGACGGCCATCCCCGATTTTAATCCCGTCGCAGCGACGGTTACGGATGAGGGCCAGTTCGATGGTCGCCAGCCGTTCGTTGCTGCGGAGCGGGTTCATGTCTCCATCGATGCGGCTGTCCTGAATTGGATGCCGCGGAAGCATGACAAGATTTCCCTCATTTCTCGATCGCCGGTCGAGCACTTCGTTCTGAGCCGCGAGCCGGATGAAGACGGCCTCGGCCGCATCGTTTGCGTGTGTGTGCCGGCATGAGTATCGCGTCACAAGCTATCATCACGACGGCTCGCAAGCTGATCACCGGAGCCACCTGGGCCGGCACAAACGTCGAGGAATCGCCGATCGATCCGGTCGACGGATTGGTGAACAAGGCCGCGGAAGGTGAGGTTCTTCCCTATATCGCGGTCTACATCGAGCGCATGACGGCGAAAGATGATGGTGGCGCCGGTGATGCAGATCTGAAAGTCTACATCTACCTACCGCCGAACAGGGTGAAGATGCCTGATGGCGAGGCTTTCTCGCCGAGCCGCAAGAACTCCGGCATGACACTGAATATCATCACCCGGCAGGTCGAAAACGCGCTGGCGAAGACAGTTGAGCCGTGGTCGGAAATCTGGCGGAAGCTTGTCCTATCAATTGGCGACCGGACCTACCGGCAGATTCTCATTGAACACGAATCAGGCGTTCGAGTCCCGGCGGTGGAGCTCTCTCTTGCTCTCACCGTGTTGCGGGAGCCGGAAATTGGCTCTCCGCTGTCGCAAACCTACCAGCTTCTGGATGCGGCGTTGCGCGCCAATGGCGACGAGGCGGTAGCCGACGTCTTCAAGGCCGCGATCGAGAACCCTGCGGACCTCGAATCCTATCAGGATGCGGCCATGCAGTTGCACATGACTTCGGCAGCCATCGAAGGGCTGGGCATTGGCCCGGTCACGCCGGACGCAGTCGACGAAGAAGGCGCTATCCCTGTGCTGGCCGATACAGACCTTATCGACCCGGAGCCGGAAGATGAATGACCTTGGTGACATCATCGCCGAAGCCATCACACCGCTGATCGACGCGATCGTTGAGCA